ACGTATACCGATGCAACAGACACTCCTTATCGATTTGTGCCTTGCATGGCGTCAGGACTGTCTTTTTATCTAGCACAAAAATACGCACCTCAAAGAGTACAAGAATTAAAATTATTATATGAAGACGAATTAAAAAGGGCTTTGGCAGAAGATGGGTCTTCTACAAGCACTTATATAACTCCGGAGTCTTATTACCCGAGTGGTTAATTATGGCATTTGCAAAAGGAAAATACGCTAAAGCGATCTCAGATAGAAGTGGACTGGAATTTCCCTATAATGAAATGATTAAAGAATGGAATGGTTCTTTTGTTCATCGATCTGAATATGAGCCAAGACATCCTCAAGATGAAGCAAGACATTATAGTGTAGAAGGATTTGGTTTAAGGAATGCAAGACCGGCAAGAACAGAAAAAGCAGTTGTTGGCATTGTAGGACCCAAGCCTTTTGGAACAATTGCAGCAGGTTCCGTTATTATAAATGTTTTCGAATAAAGACATGGAAGAACAACAAGTTATACCGTAAGATATAGACGACCGATTTGGACAAGTTCAGATTCAGATGCTTATCAAAATCCAGTGGGTTTTGATGGTGTTACTGGAGCGAATTTAGCAAAAGCTGCTGGCTACTCGATTACCGTTGGTACGCGAGATTCAAGTGGCACGATTACAAATACTAATGACTACTATCACTTTACTGTAGATACAAATACTGCTACAGCTGGAGGAATCGCAGGAGGCGGCAACAATTGTTCGGCTGGTCCAGCAACGTTAGAGGCATAATATGGCAGGATTTACTTATTCAACACTCACCACAGCAATTCAAAATTATACAGAAGTAGGAACGGGTGTACTTTCAAGTACGATTACGGATCAGTTCATTGATAACTCAGAACTTAGAATACAAAGAGATATTCCCATTGATGCAGACAGAAGAGAAGTAATTGATAATTTAGTTGCTTCGACAGATAATGTACATGCTCCGGCTGGAACGTTATTTGTTAGGGGCATACAAGTTTATACTTCAACAACGGCTGCGACAGGAGCCAATGGCTGGCTAATTAAAAAAGATATTAGTTATTTAAGAGAATATGATGCCGCTGAAACAACGACGGGTACACCTAAATATTATGCAATGTCTGGAGGAGGAGCAACAGGAGCAGGAGCAACGACTTCAGGGAAAATTACGATCGTACCTACACCAAGCTCAGCTTTTATGTACAAATTACACTATAACGCTAGACCTCTAGGATTAAGTTCAGCGAATACGACAACTTATTTAAGTCTTAACTTTGGTAATGGATTGTTGTATGCATGTTTAGTAGAGGCGTTTAGCTATTTAAAAGGCCCAATGGATATGCTACAACTATATGAAAAAAAGTATCAAACGGAAATTCAGAAGTTTGGTCAAGAACAAATAGGTCGAAGAAGACGTGACGACTATACGGATAATGAACCTCGTATACCTGTCCCGGCTCAGACCCCGTAAGGATTAAAATATGGCAACACTAACAACTAAAGTAATCGAAGAAATCACACTTAACAACAATAGTTATAACAGCGAACGATCGCTGGATATTTCAAGTGTTAATGAAATTGTTAAAAGAATAGTTACAATATCAACAACAGAAACAGGATTATTAGGTTTTGCTACAGCTTCTTCAACAGATTTATCAAAAAGTTATCTAGCAGGTCAGTTTGATGAAGACGATGTTAGATACATTAGAATTACAAATTTAGATTCAACGAATCATCTTACATTAACATTTAGAGATGAAGACAGTACAGAGTTTTGTATGAAGGTAGACGCTGGCCACTCATTCATTTATCCAGGTGATAATAGTGGTGGAGTTAAAGATACTATGCATGCAGCTGGTTCTGCAATTACAGTATCATTAAACGATTTAGTCGATATCACAGCACTTGCTGATACAGATTCTTGTGATGTTGAAGTATTTGTAGGTAGTGCATAGGAGATAAATTATGGCATCAAGTTATACAGGTCTTGGTACAGAACTAATGACAACCGGCGAGAATGCCGGTACATGGGGTACAACTACTAATACCAATTTACAAATCATTGAACAGATGGTTGGTGGATATGTTGAACAAGCTGTAACAACAACTACTACATTGTCTGTTTCTGATGGATCAACAGGCGCGGTTCTTTCACATAGAATTATAAAATTTACAGGCACACTTAGTGCAAATGCTACAGTAACAGTCCCTTTGGATGTTCAGCAAATGTATATTCTGTTGAACGGCACATCAGGAAACTATACTCTTACATTTAAATACGTTTCTGGATCAGGTGACACAGTTGTTTTTAAAGGTACAGATAAAGGAACTAAAATTGTTTATGCTACCGCTGATCATGCCACTAATCCAAACATGGTTGATACTGGTATTGCATCACATCAAATACATAATACTTTAACAGTTGGTATTGATGACACGGGTTATGATGTTAAATTATTTGGAGCAACTTCAGGAAGCTATGCTTTATGGGATGAATCCGCTGATTCTTTATTATTAACAGATTCAACTCCATTAAAAATTGGTGATAGTCAAGATTTAACTCTTTATCACGATGGTTCAAATTCATACATTACAAATGCAGTAGGTGCTTTAAAAATAGCAACAGAAACTTCAGGAATCGCATTAACAATAGGACACACTACTTCAGAAACAACGATTGCAGATAATCTTACAGTAACAGGAGATGCAGATATAGATGGAACAACAAATTTAGACGCTGTTGATATTGATGGCGCTGTACAAATAGATGGTGCAACTACTGTTGGTGTTGACGGTACAGGATTAGACGTAAAATTCTTTGGTGATACTGCTGGAAGTTTTTTACTATGGGATCAATCAGATGATGCTTTAGAATTAACAGATTCTTCTCCAATTAAAATTGGTGATGCTGCTGATATGCAAGTATACCACGATGGAACAAATTCTTATATTACAAATTCACAAGGTGCTTTAAAAATTGCAACGGAGACTTCAGGGATTGCATTAACAATAGGTCATACAACTTCAGAAGTTACAGTTGCTGATAATTTAACTGTAACAGGAACATTAACAGGTACTCTAGCAACAGCTGCACAAGGCAGTATAACTAGTCTAGGGACTTTAACAACTTTAACCGTTGATAATATTATTACTAACGGTACGACAATAGGACATACAGATGATACTGATTTAATAACACTTGCGGATGGTGCAGTAACAGTTGCTGGGACTATTGGTTCTGGTGCAATAACTTCAACGGGTATTGTGACAGGTACAGCTTTTACTGCTGGTAGTGCTGTTCTTGCTGAAGCAGAATTAGAATTATTAGACGGATTAACAGCAGGTACAGCTATTGCTTCTAAAGTGGTTACTACGGATGCCAGTATAGATACAACAGGACAAAGAAATTTAACAATCTCTGGTGAATTAGATGCTGCAACAGGAGATTTTTCTGGTGATGTTGATGTAGATGGTACTTTAGAAGCTGATGCTATTACAATTAATAGTACAGCTATTGGCTCTATTTATGGTGTGGTTGCAGGTAGTTCTAGTATTGTAACAACAGGAGCATTAGATTCTGGATCAATTACTTCAGGATTTGGTGCAATAGATAATGGAACTTCCAATATACGAAGTGCTACAATTACAGCAGAAACTGCTTTCGTACCTGATGCTTCAGGTGGCGCTGATTTAGGAACAACAGCATTAGAATTTAATGACCTTTTCTTAAATGATTCTGGTTCAATTCAATTTGGCGATGACCAAGACACAACTTTAACACACACAGACGGAACAGGATTAACTTTAAATTCAACTAATAAATTATGTTTTTATGATACAGCTTTATCTATTAGTTCAAGTACAGATGGTCAATTAGACATTGACGCTGATACCGAAGTAGAAATTGCTACAACAACATTAGATTTAAATGGTGCTTTTGATGTATCTGGAAACTCACAATTTAGTGGCACAGTAACAGTCGGTGTCGATGACACAGGATTAGATGTAAAATTCTTTGGTGCTTCTGCTGGTGCATACTTGGAATGGGATGAAAGTGCGGACCAACTTAGAATTATGGGAGCATCTGCTGATGCAACTACGAGTACAGGTAAACTGCTTTTAGCTACATCTCTAACAGATATTAATGCAAATGACGTAATAGGAAAAATAGAATTTCAAGCTCCGCATGAAGCTGGAGGAACAGACGCTATCACGGTTGCTGCTTCCATTCAAGCTCTTGCTCAAGCTACATTTAGTTCTTCTGTTAATGCGACAGATTTAATATTTTATACAGGGCATTCAGAAGCAAATACAGAAAAATTTAGGTTTACCTCTCAAGGAGAGCTAGGTATCGGAGGTGCTAATTATGGTACTGATGGACAAGTATTAACATCTACTGGCGCAGGAACAGCTCCTGCATGGGAAGCTATTCCAGGAGCTAGTGCACTGGCATCTGATGATCTTACAGTAGGAGATGCAGCAGTTACTCTTTCTACATCTTCAGGAAACATTACAATTGATGCAACAGCAAATAATAGTGATATTATATTTAAAGGAACTGATGCTACTTCTGATATTACAATGCTTACTCTTGATGGTAGTGAAGCAGGAGCTGCTACATTTAATGATAAAGTTATAGCAACAGAATTAGACATTTCTGGCAACATGGATATTGATGGAACATCAAACTTAGACGCTGTTGATATTGATGGTGCAGTTCAAATAGACGCTGCATTTACATCTGGTGTTGACGGGCAAGGATACGATACAAAATTTTTTGGAGATACAGCAAGTGCTTATATAATGTGGGACACTTCTGCTGATAAATTATTAACAGCAGGTGGTGCCGTAATAGATATAGTTAAAGACAAATTACTGATTGGTGGTACTGCGGTAACAACTACTGCAGCAGAATTAAATATTTTAGATACAGTAACAGCAACAGCTACAGAACTTAACTACAGCGATCTTACAACTCTTGGTACAAGTGCTGCATCAAAAGTATTATCAGCAGATTCAAATAATTTAACAGCAATATCAGGTGGTGTCTATTTAGTAGAAGATACATTATCGTTTGATGCAACACAGGATTGGGACGTTAGAGCGTCTCCAGTTGCTAAAGTCACGTTGACAGCTAATGTAACTTTTGATGCACCTTCAAATCCAACAACAGGACAATATATTTCTATTCTTTGTATACAGGATGGAACAGGCTCAAGAACTATTGCCTGGAACGCCGTTTTCGAATTTGCCTCGGACACAGCCCCGACGGCTACAACTACAGCAAGTCTGGGAGATTTATTTACGTTCCGTTACAACGGATCAAAATGGTTAGAAGTAGGGAGAAATTTAGCATTAACGCTAAGTTAATAATATTATGTATGCACTAATAACAGACGGATCAATAGCAAAATACTTAAGTGGTAATCGTGGTATTCAAGTTGGAGATATTAAATACGCAAGAGATATATACTCTAAATGGACAGAAGCCGAAAGAAATGCCATAGGTATTTATGAAGTTATTCAAAATGACACTAAGAAAAAAGACGACGCGTATTATATCAATACCAACCAAACTTTTACTTACGACGCAGATGCAGGAACAGTAACTGCAACTTATGGTGATGCAACGGCTAAAGCTCATGCGGATACTACTTGGACACAAGATGAAATAGATGCTGGAAAAGCTCCAGCTGGTGCTGATACGGACACTGTTAAAGTTGAAGGTTTAAAAA